AAGTTTTCGATAAAACCATAGTGAACCACATTTCCCTCAGTTGTTTTCAGATAGCCTTGCCGTTCCCATATATCATATGGAACATGGTCACGTCTTACTCTAAGGGGCAAAGTTTCCTCCGGCAGCCAGAAGTAGGGCAAAACATAATAATGTTCATCATCTTCAGTAGGTGGAAAGACAAGTACAAAAGCTGTTATATCTGTTGTAGAGGAAAGGTCAAGACCACCATAGCAAACACGCCCGGCAAGCCTCTCTTCATCAAATGATACCTTGCATTTATCCCATTTCTCCATTGGCATCCAACGCACTGCCTGCTTTACCCATTGATTGAGTCTTAGTTGTCGGAAAGCGTTCTCTTCGCCGGGAGTCTCTTTTGCAGAATTACACGCAGCCACCACCTTATCCATACCGATTGTCTTATCGAGTGACGGATTTGCCTTCTTCCAGACCTTTGGGTCTGTCCAGTCCTCCGATTCATCTGCACCATAAATCACTGGATAGAAAGTAGGGTCGTGTTTTCTGCCCTCCAGAATGTCCTTTGCCTTTTGATGTACCTCATAGCAGATGCTGTTAGTGTCCGTTCCGGCTGTGGTGATGAGAAAATACAAAGGCTGCATTCTGGCATCACCGGAGCCTTTGGTCATAACATCAAACAGCTTTCGGTTCGGCTGCGTGTGAAGCTCATCAAACACAACTCCGTGAATGTTGAAACCATGTTTACTATAGGCTTCTGCCGAAAGCACCTGATAGAAACTGTTGGTCGGGATGTACACGATACGCTTTTGTGAGGTCAGGATTTTCACTCGCTTGGAAAGGGCAGGGCACATTCGCACCATGTCGGCAGCCACATCAAACACTATGGCAGCCTGTTGGCGGTCGGCAGCACAGCCGTAAACTTCGGCACGTTCTTCACCGTCACCGCAGGTGAGCAGCAGGGCAACTGCAGCGGCAAGTTCTGATTTGCCATTTTTCTTGGGAATTTCAATGTAGGCTGTATTGAACTGCCGATAACCGTTAGGTTTCAGAATACCGAAAAGGTCACGGATAATCTGTTCCTGCCAGTCAAGTAGTTTAAATTTCCTACCCGCCCATGTGCCTTTTGTATGACTAAGGCACTCAATAAAAGAGACGGCATAGTCTGCCGCCTTCTTATTGTACTTGGAATCTTCCGCCATAAAGCGTGTCGGTTTAAATCTTGCCATTGCATCACCTCCCTCAACAAAAAAGACCTGCCAAAAAGCAAGTCTGTATCATTTATTTTTATGCTCCGGTGGGCTTTTTTATAATTGAGATTCTATTCCCATTGTAACCATATTACCATACAAAAGCAAGGATAGCAAGCGGCTAAACAAACAGAAAAAACGTAGAAATTTCGCCGTTTTCTTGTGTAAGATACACCAATAGAAATTTTTCCGGTACGACCGCCAGAGCCTTTCGGCTCCGGCTTGTGGGATTCGGTTTTGAAAAAATCAGTTGTACTGCTTCAGCAGAATTGCAAGGGCGGTTTCAGTTTCCGCATCCTCCGGCGGAATGTCCATGCCCCGGTCGAAATTGAACACCGTTTTGCCATTCCGCCGCAGGGAGATTTTCGAGGCTCTGCCTTCCTCATATCCAAAAATGGAAGGCTCCTCGTAATGTTTCACCCAGTAGTGAAAAGTGCTCGTTTCTACCTGAATTGTTTCTTCTGTCCACATTGTCTTTTCCTCCAGTTTTCGTTGTTTTTGCCTCTTGGCATGATGTATATTACCATAAACCAAAGGGGAAGTCAACGAAATTTCCAGCATATTCTGCACAAAGATGAAAGCAGAAAATTGTGTATGATACCAACCAAAAAAGCAAGCCCACGTTGCCCTGTGTGGGGCATTTGTGGGAAAGGGAAAACCATTCGGAGAAAACAAAACTACGCCGGACAGGGCAACACAGCGGCTGTACGAGCCGCAGCCCCTGTTGGGGCTTTGGTCTTGGGCTATGGGTTTTGGATTACCGTCCGGTCTGGCACTCCCATTCAAATTCGCAGGCGTTTTCGTACTCCTCATCGAAAAGGGCATCGTCATCGATTTCCTTTTCCGTAAAGTCAATGCTGTCGATTTCCTCAAAGGTCGTTCCGTTTTCCTCGGCATCTGCCTTTGCAAGGCTTTCTGCGTTTTCCTCAACCCATGCGGTGAATTCCTCGTTGTCCATCCTGTCCTCGTTTTCAATCTCCAGTTCGTATTCGTAGTCCGCATCGAACCAGGTGATGACCGCCTTTGTGATTTCGGTTCTTTCGTTCCAGTCCGTTCTGTTTGCCTTTGCTCTTGCCTTTGCGATTCCGTATGCTACCATTGTGTTTTCCTCCATATTTCGTGGTTTTTTGGTTGTTTTCCCTTTCGGTAACTGTATATTACCATACCTTTCGGCGTATAGCAAGCGGCTAAATGTACAGAACATAAGGCGATATTTTCGCTGTATATTTGGTGGATCTGACACTGGATAAACTTGCTTTTCTATGGTAAAATACAGTACAATGGAAAAGACATCTCGGAAAATCGCAGCTACCAACCAAGCCCCGCACAGTTCGCCTGTGTGGGGCTGGTTTTGACTTTGGGCAGTTTTTCGGCAAGTGCTCTGAAAGCCCACACAGGGCAAACAGGGCGGTTACATGGGAAACTTTCGGTGCATTACAGACAGGATTTTCTCCCGTTCCTCCGTGGAAACGCCGATGCTTTCCAGTGCCTGCCGAATGCCGCAGTCCGGGCAAATGGGCGTTTGGTTGTCCGTTCTGGAAAGTGCAGGCACACCAGAATATGACTTTCCGCAAAGTGGGCAGATTGCCGAAATTGGCTTATCCGTTTTCATGGTGGTACACCTCCCGTTCGCTGATGTCCATGGCTTTCCGCAGGTGTTTCATGTCAAAACCGAACTGGCGGTATCCGTCCACACAGGTGCGGATGTAGGCAGAAGTGGGAATGCCCAGTTTCCGTTCCTCGTGCATGATGTACACAAAGGCGGTCAGCTTTTTTCCGGTTTCTGCAAGAGGAAGTTCCAGTTCCGTTTTGTAGTAGAAATGGGGATACCCCTCATAGCGGTCAAGAGCGAGTTCATCTCGTTCCGACACCGACCAGACTGCCGCCGGAACGGTACAGCCCTGTTTGGGCTCGATGGTCAGATAGGAACCGGTCTTGCTGCCCTTGAACAGCAGCTGGTAATTTGGAATCTCCGCCGTCCCCACAATTCTGGCATCCGGGCAACGGAACCGCATCTGTTTCACGTTCAGATTGCTGCCGTAGGCAAGGTAAAACTTTTTCATGCAATCAAATCCTTTCTGAAAGGGA